GGCGAGGAGTCGCCCACTTGCGTGATTTTCTGCGCCTTCTGTGCTTCCAGACCGCGCTTCACTGCCCGCAGCTTTGACAGACTGACAGGAGTGTTCACGTCGGTGCGGGACGAGCCATTGGCATAAAACACGTTTGTGCCAGCACGCAGAACACCGTAAGTCAGAGATTCCATCGTGCGCCCGATGTTCTCCCCGGCTTGCGTGGAGACCTCACGTAACACTGGATCTTCGTGGGTGTCTTCAATCACATCTGTGATTTCAACAACCTGCCCATATTGCTTGAGCGTCACCGTCACGTCTTCAAACTGGAAGGCGTCAGCGGTTGGGGTCACACCTTCAACAAGCGGCGTCGTTTTGGCGGTAAACACCTTCGGACGACGAAACTTCATCACAGTGCTTTTGTTTTTCGGAAGCTCTTTCCGCATACCCAGCTTATCCAGTACTTGGACAGGCCCGGCGTGGGTGAGCATTTGGGCGACAGCAAATACGTTAGTACGTTGGGAAATGCCCGAATCGGTAGAGGTCGTAACAGTCATGGCAGGAAATCCTTATGGATGATTCCGCAAGCTGTCCGCTATTGGCCATTGCGTTGTTGTTTGGCCTGATCAACTGCCCACTTCCACTGTAGTTCCGGGTCATTCGGAACACCGCTCATTGCTGATGCCTGTGTTCTGCTTGGCCCTACAGCCGCTGTTTCGAGTTGACGCGCACGCTTGCCGGAAATGTTGTTACCGGGTTTCAAGGGTGCGGCCTGTGTGACTTGTTGTGCGCTTGATGCGTTATGAGCTTTGTACAGATTCAGTATTTCGGAAGCTTCCACCGCGTCCACAAGGTCAGTAGCGTTACGCTGAATGCCCTCTTGGATAAAACGCGGTTGACGATCAACCCATTCCTTAAATTCTGTCCCGCCTACAATTTGATCAAAATCGGGATGCTGGCTTTTCACATATTCGAGGTTGCTTTGATAAACATCCTGAACCTGTGCCTTACTCATCCCCGCCAGTTGCTGTTCAAGACGATCCGCCTTGCTCAACACGGCCTGAAGCATTTCATCAATGGGTGCCGCAACTTCAGGATATTCCTGCTTGAATGACTCCCACTTCTCAGGGGCTTTCGTCGCTTCTTTCTGGGGGGCGTTTTGCCCATGCAGATTTTGCGTCCTTAAGTCCTTGAGTTGCCGTCCCTGATCCGTCAAACGACGCTGGAACTCGGCATTTCGCTTCCGCTCTTTCTCAAATTGTTCCCGCAACTCAGCAGGCACATTGGCCCACGGGTCGCTATCGACAGCAGCTTCAGGGGACGGACTCACACTGCCTTGCTCGGCGGCGGGGTCTACGTTGCCTTCATCATCAGCCGATGAATCTGGTTGAGGTTGTTCTATGTCCGATTTCTGAACCTCAGGTTCTTTGCTGGCGCTTTCGGCGGCAGGTGTTCCCCCGGTGAATTCAGCCCAAATTGCCTGTTCATCGACAGACTCTTTGTTTACTTCGGTCATAGCATCCTCATGTTTGTGGTGTGCAGCATTGCGCTGGAACCCACGTTTATTCCGCACTCAATCGTGCGTGAATTCTCTTCTCTTGTGCGAGCGGCAGACCTTGAAGCCGCTTCAGCACATCAATATTTCCGCGTAACCGGGCCGTGTCATCCTGTGAACAGGCAGAGGATTCAAGAACCTCCCTGCTTCGTTGCAATTCTGCATCGCACCAAGATAATACAGCGGCCCAAGTCTCAGAAGTTTTATCAATGTGATATTTTAGCGTCACTGTCAATACTCTTGTGTTGAGCCTACACCAACAACAGTTGCAGTGGTTGATGCGCCAAGAAATTGCGGAGCATATGGGTACAAAGTCCCAGCCGGTACCGCGCCCAATGAAACATCAGAGCCGCTAGATGTGTTGCGGAACACAAGATTCCCCGCCGCGCTAATGTGCAATGCGCGTACCCATGTAGGCAGGGCGGTAGAATTTGACGGTGTAAGCACTTGAAAGCGCGTGCCGGGTGCCAGTACCCTTACATCATTTGCCTGTGTGGGTTTATAAGTCATGGGGTTCTCCTAAACCAATCCACCAGCGGTTTCGCCGGTTTGTTCTGTCATTGCGGTTTCAACGGCAAGCTGTCGCTCTTTGTGATCCATTTCAGACCGTTTCTCAGAGGACTTGTATTCCAGCTCTTCCATACGGACGTTGCTGTCCTGCGTGACTTTCATTAGGGCCACGTCGCGGTTGATTTGCGCGACTTGCAGACGCGTCTGACTATCCAGCGTTGCGATTTCTTTTTGCACTTCCAGCTTCATCATTTCCGGGTCAGGCGGCGGCGGATTGTTGGCGGCTTCCTGTGCCTCCATTTCAATCTCTTCGTCTGTCTTCACAAAGTCGTCTGCCGAAATCTGCATTGACTGCACCCACTTGCGGTAAGCGGGGGCAAACTTGGTGAGCGGCGCAAGTATTGGATTCCCTGCCGCCGACATCACAATATTGCCGAGATTTGCCGATTGCATGTCCCGCACCAGCAGGACGCTTGAGCCACGCGCATCAACCTTGAAATCGCCCTTGATGTTCTCCTTTTCGGAAAACTGCATATTCCACTGATACACGCGCTGAATATTCGGCACGGTCAGATCATCATCGAAGTTTTTCACCACGCGCTTAAACATGACGTTGCTGCTGTTCATCAGCATGGCCATGCCCTGCGCCGTCTTGGTGATGGTCGCGCCCTGTTCCCCCTGCGAGACTTGCGAGATACCCGTTTCCTCGTCAATAAGACGACGCGCAAGCTCGACAATCGCCATCAGTTCGCCTTGATGGCTGTTGATCTCAAACGTAATCATCGCTTGAGCGCCTGCCATAAGCGGCTGCTTAAGTAGCCAGATCTTGCGAGGTTCCAGCGTCCAATTGCCGTCGGCTGGCTCGATGCTGGCTTGATCCATCAGGATTTGCGGGCCAGTCGAAAGACCAGCGTTATCCATCATCATTCGCCAAGCAGAATTCAGCGCGGCTTGACTGTCCCGCATGATGTAGGGAACGCCGTAACCCCAGATACTGCCGTTGTCCTTGGCGTAGTTGAACACGGAATACACCGGGTCGCCGCTATCAAAGAAATACTCCCCAATCTTGAGGATCTTACCGTCACAAAACACAACGCAAACATTGACCTCAGCCAGCGGGTCAACATCATCATACGCGGCGCTTTGCCCCATGTAGTGCACCATGTCCTGCATAGAGACAGATCCATAGTACTCCCAGACCTGATACAGCTCGGACATGTACGCGCTTTGGTCGCCAGCAACGATATTCCGAATATCCGTCAGGTATGTGGGGACGCTCATACGCGGCTTCTGGCGCAACAGCTCGGCGATTGCGTCGGCATTATAGCCCGGCATCCGTGCAAGGCGTCGCAGATCCTTAGCTTTATAGAGATGCCGTTCAAAAACCCCATCACATTGCTTGATAGTCAAAGCGTCGGGGTCGGGGAAGAAACTCCACGGGTCAACGTGATAGAACGCCGGGCGAGCGTCATCCACATCCGCCATTTCGTACATTGGACGGCCTGTTTGCGTATCAAGACGCTGTTCAAACTTACGCTTCGGCGTCTGGCTGGCAACAGGGCCTTTGATCACCCCAATGCCCAGCTGACATGCATCGCGGATCACATCCCGACAAGCTGCGGCATAATCGCATTCTATCAGCTGGTCAAAAATCTCATCTTGCATGGCCTCAGCGGCTTCTTTCGCCTGCTGCAAAATAGCCTTGGCTTTGGCGGCTTCTGCAACCGGCCCCGCCTGCGCCTGTTGCACAATCTGCTGCGCCTGCTGATCCTGTCCCGCCTGCTGCAATCGGTTCGCCTCGTCAACCATCAGCGCCGCTTGACTGGTCATTATCTGCGCACGCTTGCTGATTTCCGGTACAGGCGTTGGGCCAATTCCCCAGTTTTTATCATCTGTGGGAAACAGCATATCAAACAGCCGCGCTTCGGCGGCATCTGTTTTGCTGCGCGTCACGTTGATAAACAGCTTGGATTTATTGCCCTCTCGCAGATTGCGGAGAGTCTTAGCGTCGTACTGCCCGTGATACTGCCGCAGATCGTCAATCCAACGCTGCTCGATCACAGTACGCCGGGAAACACGATTGTCCGCCTCACGCTCAAGCGCTTGCACAAACCCCACAAGCTTATCCTGTGGGTTGACCTGTCTTGTCGGTGCGGCGTCGGACTGCATCGCGTCCATCAATATCCGGCCCTCATGTCACTAATAACCGATGTGCTGTCTTGCATTCTCTGCGCAACAGGTTGCACTTTCGCAACACTTATACCGGAAACGATTAAATAACGCAATGCATCCATTGCGTGATCGTGCGCCTTCACAATCTTGCCGTTTTCGTCTCGGCGGTAAATGCGGTATTCCGCCAGTGTATTCCCACAGTTTTTAAATACCTTTAGCCGCCCTGTTGACAGGCGCATGAACACTTTATCTAAGCCAGACTCCACACTGTTTTCTGCTAGATTGAGTTTTAGCCCCAAATCTCGATAGCTCACAATCAGCTGCTGTCCATCATGCTGATTCCTGCCGCGTGATGCTGGATCAATTACGCCTGGTATCCAATCGCCACGGGCTTTGATTGCCGCCGCGTGAACAGACGCTTCAGCCTGTCCCCGGTAATGCTCGCTGTAGATGTATAGCGTGTCAGTCTCTCGGTCATGTGCGCCCCATAACGCTGCGGTCTTATTCCACCCTACATCCAGCGCATAGGCACGAGGCCAATACGCTGGGATCTTAAACGGGTCGCAAATGATGTCAGATTCCGGCACTGGATAGATTGCACCAGCCCCCAGCGACGGCAGGCCTTTGCTGCGAGCGTCACGCAAATGCGACGGCGTGGCCTCTAGAATCTCTCGCTTGGTCTTCTCATCTAAATGGGGAACATCATCCCAACCACACATAACCATGTATCGGCTTTCCGTGATTTGCGGCATTTATCACCCTGATGGTGTGTAGCTGGACGGCATATAGGATAGCACGACATCACTCATGCCTTCAAGCGGGGTAAATGTTGCCATAATCAACCCGTTTGTGGTTGCAGTCCTCACAACCATTTCCCCGTATTCAGACTTGCCGGGTTCTTCGTCCACCCAAATCACATGCTGCGCGGTGCCTTCAAAAGCGCCCCTGCCCTGCTGGTATGATTTAAATCCTAGCGTGGAGTAACCGCCGGATACATGGCGGATCTTGATTGTATCGACAAGATCCGAGACGCCTTGTTTCCAGGTGATTTGACCTTGACCCAATGCAAGCGCATCTCCGGGAATGAGTCCCGTCCCGTCCACCAGCTTCCGCTTGCCGCTGTCCTCGTAAGTAATATCACCTAGCAGGAGGTTCTGAATCACGTCCCGCGTGGATTCGTTGGTTTTTCCTGCCGCCCATGCTCTGATGGGCCTCTCAAAGCGTCGTCCCGGCCACCAGTGCGGATACCGTCCGGTTAGCCAGTAGGACATGGCATTTCCGCCCCCAATGGTCTTGCCCACACGGTTTGCAGCAATAAACCCCACCTCTCGATTTTTAGCCGTCGCCTCGAAAAACTCCATGTGTTTAGGGTACAGATGCCGGGCGTGATACGTCTGGCCGCGCCAAACGTGCGTAACATCCGGGAAAAAATGCTCTATGCGCTTTTGTCGATCACG